CCCTTCGCTGCCGGTGCTGATCAAACGCGCCCAAAGCGACCTGGCCAGCGATGCGCTGCGCCAGTCCGATGCCCAAGTGCTGGCCCGCACTCTTGGCGGCGCCGCCTACGGCCTGTATGGCTACCTGGACTGGATCGCCGAGCAGATCCTGCCGGACAAAGCCGATGAGTCCACCCTGGAACGCATCGCCGCCCTGCGCCTGAACCAGGCGCGCAAAGCGGCCCAAGTGGCCAGCGGCAATGTCAGCTTCAGCGCTACGGCAGGTGCCGTGTTGGATGTCGATACGCTGCTGCAATCCACCGATGGCCGCACTTATAAAGTGACCACCGCCCGCACCACCAGCAATGGCCTGAACACCGCCACCGTCGCGGCGCTGGAAGCCGGTAGCCTGGGTAATGCCGATGCCGGCCTGGTGCTGACACCGGTGCAGCCGCTTCTGGGCATCGACAATCGCTTCACCGTGCTGGCGCCGGGGCTGACCGGCGGTGTTGCCAGGGAAAGCCTTGAGTCCCTGCGCGCCAGGGTGATCCGTTCCTATCGCGTGATTCCCCACGGCGGTTCGGCCCAGGACTATGAAACCTGGGCCCTGGAGTGCCCCGGCATCACCCGTGCGTGGTGCCGGGGTAGCTACCTGGGGCCAGGCACCGTCGGCCTGTTCGTGATGCGGGACGACGACCCGCAACCGATCCCCAACGCCGAGCAATTGGAAGAAGTGCGGGCCTACATCGAGCCCTTGCGCCCGGTGACCGCCGAGCTGCACGTGCTGGCGCCGACGCAGGTTCCGGTCAACTACAGGCTGCGCATCACGCCGGACACCAGCGCCGTGCGGGTGGCCATCGAGGGCCAACTGCGCGACTTGCACAATCGTGAAGCCGGCCTCGGCGAAACCCTGTTGTTGAGTCATATCGCTGAAGCCATCAGCAGCGCCACCGGCGAAACCGACCACAAACTCAGTGCGCCAGTCGCCGATGTCGTCGCCGCCAGCAACCAGTTGCTGACGTTCGGAGGTTGCACATGGCTGGAATAAGAACCGCCGAACAGTACCAGGCCCAACTGCGCAGCCTGCTGCCCAGCGGCCCGGCGTGGGATCCGGAGCGCGTGCCGGAACTGGACGATGTGCTGCAAGGCATCGCCCAGGAACTGGCCCGCCTCGACGCCCGTGCCGCCGACCTGCTCAACGAGATGGACCCGGCAGGCGTGAGTGAGCTGGTGCCGGACTGGGAGCGGGTGATGAACCTGCCGGATCCGTGCCTCGGGGCCACGCCGTTGTATGACGATCGCCGTCTGGCGGTGCGCCGACGGTTGTTGGCGGTGGGCAGCCAAGCCATTGCCTATTACGTGGAAATCGCCAAGAGCCAGGGTTACCCCAACGCCACCATCACTGAACTGAAGGCGCCGCGCATGGGCCGCGCCCGGTTCGGCGAAGCGCATTTTGGCACCTGGCAGGCGCAGTTCATGTGGACCCTCAATACCGGTGGCCGGCTGCTGCTGGGGCGGCGTTTTGGCGCGAGCTATTGGGGCGAGCGTTTTGGCGTCAACCCGGGCTCGGCCCTGGAGTGCCTGATCCACCGCAGTGCACCGGCGCATACCAAGGTTCACATCAATTATGACTAGGGAGTAGACGATGGATTATCCGAAAAGTGTGCCCAGCGCCGGGCTGGTGAATGGGAAGTTCGTGGATGAAAACCCGCTGACCGGGACGCCGGGGTCGTTGATTCCGGCGGCTTGGGGAAACGGGGTGACACAGGAAATCGTGAATGTCATCAAAGCGGGTGATCTGACGCCAGATGAAACCCAGAACGATCAGCTGCTCGAGGCGATTCAGTCGGTTACCGCCAAGGGCTGGAACCAGGACCTCGCGCTTTCGATCACCGCCTTGCCGCTGCCGACGATTGCAACAGCGGACGCCCGCCTGGCGATAACGCCAACGGCACTGTCAACCAGCGGCGGCCGTGTCTCGATTCCGGCGGGTGTGTACATCAGCGTCGGACAAGAGGTGGTGAGTGGACGGTTGGGTCGATCACGTACCTACGTGACGGCGGCTTGGAGCAGCGCCGATTTATTGCCCAGCGCCAGTTATTTTCTACGAGCACAGGTCATCGGCGGTGTGCTGACGTTCTATATGCAGCGTGGAAGCCTGTATGACCTTTCGCCGGAGTCCTTGAAGGGTACGGTCAACGGAGCGTCCGGCGGCGGCTTTGCGTCCACGCCCCTGGACATGTGCCTGGCCTGGGTCATGACCGGGGCGCCAGGTTCCTTGCCAACGATTCGCACGATTTACAACCGTGCTCAATTGACCTGGACGCAAACGGTGAATGGCACTGGAGTGGTGTATCTGCCGCTGGATCCGCATGCGCGTGCGGCGCGGCTTGTGGCGGGGAATCCGACACCCTCTCCGAGTGCCGTGACTTCGCTGGCGTTCGTTCAGGCCGGGTGGATTGGGGGCAACTACAGCTATCTGTCTCCCGTCGCGACAACACCCGGCAACAATCCCGGGGGGTGGACAAACCCCGCCAGTCCGTCCATGTGCGTGCTGTTCTCCAGTAACGTCGTCAATGACGTGAGCGTCTCCACGGTCACGGCCAGTTTTGACCATACACAGCTGCGTTCGCTTTGGCAGTCGTACCAGGCCGAGCACACACTCGGCGCAACCAATGCAGACAGTGATGAGTTGCTATTGAGCATGGGGATCAAGGGGCACCAGGCATTGACGGATTACAGCGTGGGTATCGCCGTCAACTTTACCAATGCAATCAATGTTCACCTGTCCTGGGAGCTGATCCGATGAAAGTCATTCAAGAACTGCACCAGTACGAAGATGGACTTCGCCCGCCTGCACCTTCGTCCGCCCATATCTGGGAGGACGGTACTTGGGTACTTAGCGAAGAGAATGCCGCCGAGCATTTACGCCAGGATGCCGAACGCCTGTGCGCCAAGGTCGATACCGCTGCCGACAACGCCCGTCGCACGATGGCCGGAGATCCGTTGCGGGCCCTGGAATACCAACAAGCCGCCCTCGAAGCGCAGGCCTTCAAGGATCAGGGCTACCCGAAAAAAGCCGTTCCGTTGTCGGTTTCTGCCTGGGTCGTAAAAGGGCGCACAGCCAGGCAGGCGGCGGATCAGATTCTCGCCAAGGCCGCCGAATTTGAAGCGAACCTGCTGGCGCTTCGCGAACTGCGCCTCAAGGCCAAGGTGCAGATTCGCGCGCACATGGCCAAAGGCAAGGCGGATCTTGCGCGCCAAGCCGCTGATGAGGTGCTTGTGGCCATTCGTGAATTCCACCTCTTCGCGTGATTTCTTTCTTCCTTTCGATATAGAGAAACAAATATGGATTATCCAAAGAGCGTTCCCAGCGCAGGGCTGGTGAATGGGAAGTTTGTCGACGAAAATCCTTTGATGGGGACGCCAGGTTCGTTGATCCCTGCACGATGGGGGAATTCGGTTACAGACGAAGTATTGAATGTTATCGACGAAGCAGGACTCAACCCGAATGAGGCGGATTCCACGCAGCTCATTCAAGCCATCCGACGTCTCAATCAGGCTGGTAGTGAGAATCACGCACAGGATAACGGCGCCGCGAATATCTACACCGTCGCCTACCTGCCTGCTTTGTCCACACTGGTTGATGGAATGGTTTTGCGCTTCAAGGCGAAAACCGCCAACACAGGCGCCAGTACATTCTCACCTAACGATTTATCTGCCAAACCTATTGTTGGCCTCGCCTTGTCTGCTCTTCAGGCTGGTGAGATTGTTGCGAATGGCATGTGCAGTGTCGTTTGGTCAGCGACTTTGGATAAGTGGGTATTGTTGAGTTGTACGGGGGGGGAACAAAGGCCACTACCACCAGTGTCGGTCTTGCCAGATTCGGTACCTCAGCCGAGCAATTGGCAGGTTTACTTACAACGGTTATGTCCAACCCTTCAGGGGTGATGGCTCTCCTGACCGCATGGTTTCCGAGAAGAGCTTTTGCTGTTAATGATTATGTTCGCATCCCAGACGTGCCAGGGGGGCTTATAGTTCAGTGGGGAGAGGCCACGTCAACAGCGGCTACTCATACGGTGAACTGGCCAATTGCGTTTCCTAATGCGGTACGCCAGGCAATTGCGTTTGACCAAACTAATGGGATACCGGTATTCACTATTTCCACTGATCCTACCGCGCTGTCCAATTCTTCGGGTCGGTTTGTTTCGTCCGGAACATTTGGACTTTATGGCTTTTTTGCCATCGGGAATTAAGGAGTCGCTATGTACTATTCGAGTTCAGTCAACGGTTTCATTCCTGCTGCCTGGAAGTCTGATGGGACTTATCTGATTGAAGACTGGCCTACGGATGCCATTCTTTTGACTGAGAAAGAGCTAAACACCTATGCTAGGAAACCACCACCCGAAGGCAAGCAACTGGGGTTTGAAAATGGGCGTCCAGTCTGGATCGATGCCCCCTCACTTCCTCCGTTAACCCGCGAGGGAGTCGAAGCACTACGACTTCGAGCCTATGCCGATCCACTAGCCGGTAGCGACCGTTATTTCTCTGAGGTCCAGCGAATGCGGGCGATGGATATAGAAGGTTGGGAAGTTGTACTTGATTTAGGCGTTGCTCGCTATGAGGCGATTCAAAATCAATATCCCTGGCCTACCGAATTAAGCAATTTGCCGGGTATGCACACCGTCGAGTCTCGCCCGGATAATCTCGATGTCTGGGGGGATAACATTCGGGTATTTGACGAGCCGCTACAACTGGCTGACCTCAAGCGAGAAGCCTTGGCAAAACGCGAAAAACTGTTGCTGGAGGCTGTTCAGAAAGTTGCCCTCTTTCAGTACGCCAAAGACATTGGCGACGCGAGCGATCAGGAGCAACTGGCGCTGATGGAGTGGAAACTCTACAGCGTTGAATTGAATCGCATCCAGCATCAGGTCGGTTTTCCAACCGATATCGACTGGCCTGTCATGCCTGAGCCTGCTGCTTAAGCAATCGCCAGAAAATTCTCAATTTCCCGTGCCACCGCCGAATGAACAACAGGTGAGGTTTTTTATCGCCTTCATTTTGGTCGCTGGCTAATCAGGAGCGAAAATTTGGATTACCCAAAAAGTGTGCCTAGTGCGGGCCTGTCGAACGGCAGGTTTGTGGACGAAGATCCCTTGGCGGGTAAGCCGGGGTCCTTGATCCCCGCCAGTTGGGGCAACGGTGTGACGCAGGAATTACTCAATGTCATTCAAGCCGCCGGGATAGCGCCGTCGGAAGCTCTCTCCAACCAATTGCTTACAGCCTTGCGGGGGAGCGGGTTGTTTCTCACCGCGCCGCTATTCGATAACAGCCGGGCCGTCGCAACGACTGAATACGTACTCCGCCGAGGGGTGCAATATGGTGGGTTCGATGTCTACAACACCGGTGCGACATTGACAGTGTCGGATGTTGGCGGAGTTGCCAGTTTCGCCAGTAACACACCGGTTACCGCCAGACTGCCGGCTACCGCCGAAATTATACAGGGCGCCACAGTGACGATTGTCAATGCGGGAACCGGCATGGTCACCGTTTCAACGGCATCCGCTATTGATGTGCTATGCGCGTCGAATGGTGCGCAGGGGGCAATCACTATTGGTCTGGGCGAAACGGCGGAGTTCATTAAACTCACTAACCAATGGCGTCTTATTGGCGGTACTGTTGCCTTGAAGTATTCGGCCATGTCCATTTCGTCATTGCAACCCAATGGCTGGAAGCGCACGCCTGATGCAACGAGTCCGACGGGATATGTTATCGAGCAGTGGGGCATTTCTTCCAGCGGAGCGGATGCCAACGGCGTTATCGTAACGTTTCCAATGTCCTTCCCTAATGCCGTTAGAAACATTGTAGTGACCGATGGAGGCCCCACTTGTGCGTCTTTTGGAGTCTCCACAGGCTCGCTGAGCCAATTCAGGCTTTATGGGCGGGACTACAATGGCGCCTATTCAAATTGGACTGGATTATGGCGAGCGATAGGTTATTGAGGGGGAGATGAATATGTTGATTTATTACGCTCAATCCACGGGCGGGTTTTACAACTCTATCGATCACGCTAACAATCTTCCTGAAGATGCGATCAAGATCACCGATGAAGAATATAGAGCGTTATTTGCCGCACCCTTTCTGAACAAATGTATCGAGTCGGACGCCAAAGGTCGTCCGGTGCTCTCGGATATGTCCGTTAATGAGCTCACGGTACGAGCGACCAGTGAAAAGAATTGGCGTGATGCATTGCTCACAGCAACCGACCGCCTCATAGCGAGAGATCGCGACGAAATGGATGACGGTGGCGGTACGACGCTGGACCAAACACAGTACACGCAGCTTCAGGCTTATCGCCGGGCCTTGAGGGATTGGCCACAGGATGAGCACTTTCCAGCCACTGAACATCGTCCGGTTGCGCCGTCCTGGCTGGCCGGACATCTTTGATCATGCACTTGCGATGACCTGAACATGGATCTTACGCAGCAGCAACTCATCAACATCATGCCCGACGCCCGCGCCCAAGCGGGCGTTTTTATTTCCGCGCTAAACACCGCGATGTCCCGCTATCGTATCGACACACCCAAACGCATGGCCGCGTTCCTGGCCCAGGTCGGTCATGAGTCGGGGCAATTGCGTTATGTCCGCGAGCTGGGCAGTGAGCAATATCTGAGCAAGTACGATACCGGAACCCTGGCCGTTCGCCTGGGCAACTCACCCCAGGCCGACGGTGACGGCCAGAAATATTGTGGCCGAGGACTGATCCAGATTACCGGCCGCGACAATTACCTTCGTTGCAGTCAGGGCCTGTTTGGCGACGCGCGTCTGCTGACGTTGCCGCAGTTGCTGGAGCAACCGCAATGGGCCGCTGAATCCGCGGCGTGGTTCTGGGAGCAGAACGGCTTGAACGAACTGGCCGACCGCGATCAATTCAACACCATCACCCGCCGTATCAACGGTGGTTTGAATGGCTTGGAGGAGCGCCTGCAACTCTGGGCGCGGGCGAGGGCGGTGTTATGCCAGTCTTCGGCCTGATGCCTTTTTCTGCTCGCACCCTTGGCATTGTCGTTTTACTGACAGTGTTGGCGGGTGGTCCGGCAATGCTCGCGTGGCGACTCCAGGATTGGCGTTATGGCCAACAATTGGCGCAACTGGCACAAGCCCAGACTGCGACGTTGAGTCAGATAAGCCAGGCGGCCGCGATGCAGCAAAAGGCCGAGCGGGACAAACGCCTCGCCCTTGAGCAACAACTCTCCACCAGCGAACAAACCCATTACCGAGCCTTGAGCGATGCCCAACGTGACCAGGATCGCCTGCGCGATCGCCTTGCTACTGCCGATGTCCGGCTGTCAGTCCTCCTCGACGCCAACGATGTTGCCGCCGGTTGTGCAGTGCCTGCCGCCACCGGCGCCGGCGGCCTGGATCATGGCGCCCCACGCGCCCGACTTGACCCGGCGCATGCTCAACGAATTATCGCCATCACCGAC